GAGACAGGGCCAGAAAAATGCCGTTTGCCGATTCACCGGGGAGCTTTAAGGCTGTGACAGCCTCGGATACTCCGCTAAATACTTTCCTTGCGCCTTCACCTTCAAGGGTGGTGTTCTTTGTGGCGGCGGCAAATTTCGCGTATGCAAGCCCCGTTGATTCAAGGTTTAAGCCAAGCCGCTGTGATTCACTGCGAACATAATCAAAGGCAACAGCCGCACCCTGGGATGATCCGGTAACGGCTTTCAACGATGATGTGATTTGCTCCATCTTAAGAGACGCATCAATCATCTCTTTCGCGGCATATCCTACGGCCGCTATGCTCGCGGCATATGCTTTCCAATGCTCTTTTGCGTCATCAAGAAACTTTTTCTGCTTGCCGAATTGCTGTTCGTTGAGGCGGTTTAACTGATCGTTCTTCGCTTGCTCTGCCCGGATGATGTCGTTCGCCGTGGCCTGGGAGCTGTTCTTTATCATCTCAAAAGAGTTGTTGATCTTTTGACGCATCAAGTCCATTTCGGCGCTTGACTTCACTCCGAGATTTTTAAAGTTCTGTTCAATGTTTAAAGTTGTAGTTGTCGCATCCTGAAGAAGTTTTTGCTGCGACTTCAGATAACGGCTGGAATCTAAATCAATTTCTGCAAATATCGTTCCAACAGACCCGGCCATGCTATTCACCGCCCCTTAAAATGCCCTGAATTTGTGACTTTGCTGCGTTCAATGCCGGACGGAGAAACGGCTTTGCCTTCATCTTTACCGTTCCATATTCGACCATGTGGGCGTAGTAGGCGCCGCCCTTAGTCCTGTTTCCGGCATAGACTCTTATGTTTCTTCGCGTGTCGCCTTTCAACCTTGTGACGCGAATGGAGTTTTTTAACTTTCCGCTATCAATAGGGACGCGCTGCCTCGCCCCGGACGCGATGACCTGAGCGGCCTTTTCAAGCCTATCCATCCCGGCGGTCATGATTTCACCGTCAAATTTTTGTGGATTCCAGTTGCTAACCCTCATTCCCCGCCCCTATTCGCTGTCAGACTGCCTTGTCTCTTCCAGCCACCACCGGCTCAATTTCAACACTTTCTCAAAGCAGCGCCGCCGATCTGTGATCCCGTAAAGCTCCATTGCCGCATGTACGGCCATGTGGTTTATGTCCACGGGGCCACGCGGCCCCATGATGACCTGATACTGCGTCAAGAAAAATATCCTTATCGCATCCTCATTTTCTTCCACCGTCTCCACGCGGCATGATTGACACGGGGCCTCACCGGGTGGATTCCTTTCTGCGTACATACGCTTACAGTCGCCACAAATCGGCCCGTATTCCATGAGCCACTTCGTGGCTTCAATCAGTTTTTTTCAACCGCCTCCGCCTCTTCCTTTTCGCTGCCGGCCAACACCTTCAGGCAATGGCCGATGAAAAGGTCAAACTGCTCGATCTTCATCAGCTTGATCTTGTCGGCGCGTGTGCATTCAATAGGCGTTCCGTCCGCCCACTTTGCATTCTTGACCCCGACAATTAGGTAATCCCAAGCGTCCTCTTGCTCTTTCTGGACTTCATCCGGCGTTGGATCAGGATAATAGCTGACCCGCTCCATCGCCCGCGTTGAAGGATTGAGGACAAACTCGACTTTTTTCTTCCTGTTTTTCATCCGCTCAGTGAAGAATGGAATCAAAGAACGAACGCAAAACTCCGCCGCGTCATCCGCCGGAGGATCAAACACGGTTTCCTTTTTCTCAAAGTCAAAATGCGAGGTTTGGTATTTAAACCAAACCCCGTTGCTTTCCGGCGTGCCGTTACTGTTGAAAATGGTCATAAAACTTTGCCTTTCTACCCCGGATATTTATGCTTTCGCTCCGAGATCGTTGAATGTAGGGCATTTAAACGCGCCGCTTATTACGTTCCGGTGCCGACCTGTTCCATCGCCGCCGTGGAAATGTCGCCCGCAAAAGAAATCGTGCCGAAATTGTTGCGGGGCAGCGTTACTGCCTGCGACTTCGTGACGATGATGTAACCGCCCGTCCCGACTCTCCAGAACGTCGAAGTGTTCGCGTAGAGATACAGGTTCGTCAAATGTGTCCCTGCCGCGCAAGCCGTGTGAAGGGCCTTCTGAACCGCGTTGGACGGGTCCCAGTTGCCGTTAAATTCAAGAGTCCCGGCGTCGGGCAGGTCCGCCACTTCCTTGACCGCCATACCGGTATCCTGAAACGCCGTGGGCGCTTTGGTTGTCGGCATCGTAACGCCGCTCATTGACCAGCTTACCTGTTCGGCCACAACGACCGAGCCGTACATGACTTTTCCGCCTTTTCCCGTGATCTTCATTTTCCTTTACCTCCTGTTGTTGGTTCTGTGTTTTCAGGGCAACAAAAAACGGAAAGTAGCAGAGGGTTAGCTCTAACCAGCTTTCCGTTTCGTGTTCTTGCGTCCCCTTTGGATGATCAGTCCGCCGGGAAACCCTGATTGTTGTTTATGCCGCTTTTTCCTCTCCTATTGCCGCCGATGTATCGAAAATCAATTTACCGTCCGGGGGCAGCCCAAGCGCCGTTGAATCAACCCGGATATTCTTAAACCTGTCATAAAGCCGTTTATAATTTTGCACGAAAAGATCATCCGGCGCCCAAGTGAACGGCCTCATGCAGAAGTGTTCAGCGTAAGCGTCAATGACCCAAGCGCTGCCCCCCATTTCCCATGCCTCCAACACGCACAACGTCCCGTAAAGGTCAAAGCCGTCAAGCGATTCATCGAACCTGAATTTGCTTGCCATGTTGACCATGATTACGGCCTCATCAAAACAACACGCCGCCTGCGGGAATGTGTGAATATGTGAAGTGTCGAAATCAAGCGGGATTCTCATATCGTGGAACTGCCCACATATAATCCCGTCCATGTCTTTTCCGATGACGCCCGCGACAACCCACGAGTCAGGAAGTTCAGCCAGTTTGATCTTGACTTTCTCAATCCATCCCGCCCGGAAATACATGTCTTGATGAACGAGGATTGCAACGTCGGCCCCTTCTGCCTGTATCTTGTCAAGTATGGAGTTCAGCCCCTTCGTGGCGCTTTCCGGGTTCTGAACGAAATGGAAGTTGATATAGGCGCTTCGTGGAATCTGCGATTGCTTCAGCACCATATCAAGCCGCAGGGGATCGTTGACCATTACGCCAAAGGACACGTTAAGCCCCTTTTCCCAGCGCCCAGGTTCATAGAAATTGAACAGCGCGAACAGGTCGGGCCGGTAGGTGATTTTCTCGCCTGATTCCTTGTGGTGCATTGCCATTTCACCATCCCAGGTGCCGGAATTATCATCAAAGAAATGCGCCTTGAATATCTTGCCTTTGACAAACGACTGCTGGCCGCTGATGGATGATATTTTCACGTTGTCGGGAGAGGCCAAAAGCGTGTTCGTCGGGTATCTTCGATGGGGGACGGCCTGAACGGGTATCTTGTGGCCGCGCTTCATTGAGATGATAACAATATCATCATTCATGGCCTTGATTTCGCTCATGACGTTCGGCTCATACATATCGTCGTCGTCAACGGTGACATAATAGTCATCGTCAAATATCTGACAATTCTCAATAAACCAATTCCGTTTGTAGGTGCCGGGGTGCGCCGCCTTGCAGTCTTTGGAGTCCATCGGAACAATGACCGGGAATATCCACGGCTCGTTAAACTCCACGGCTTCATCCCTGAACATTATAGGATGCAACATGACGCGCATCGGCCTGTATGCAGCGGTTAAAATGCCGACATTCTCTTTTCTCCACAGAGGCATGATTAAATGGATCTGTGTTTCTTTAAGATACCGCCCGACGATTTTCCCCGCTTCGTGGTTCGTTTTGACGTAATCGTAAAGGAAATCAGAATCAGCCGGATTGTATTTCGCCAGCTCGCTTTCAATCCATTCGCGTGTCAACGGATGTTTAAACCGCCGCCCGGAAAAATTGCAGCGTGCGATTTCCTTGATGTTCGAGGCGTTGACATAGCCGTCGCCTATCGCGCCGATGTATTCCCGGTTGTCGGCAACGAGTACGGGTTTCCCTTGCGCCATGGATTCAAGCGCCCCGCGCCCCAAGGTGATGCAGAGATCGGCTTCTGCAATTTGATCTTCAATCGGTTTGTCAATGTCGTTTTCCATGACATTGTATTTCTCGGACAGAAACTCAAACGGGTCATGGGTCATCGGATAGCGCCGGATAATCAGGATATTTTTCAGCTCTTTCCCCGGCCTGATCTGTTTCACTATTGTGATCGGTTGAGGTATGACCTCGCTTTCAAAGCCGCGTTCCCGGTTGAATGATTGCACTTCCTCACTGACTGCAACGTATCTGTCCGCGCCGTGGCGCATTTTTTCATCTTCAATAATGCCGTGTGAAATGCAGACCTTGGGCGCCGGGTTCGCTTTAATGGCGTCCAGGATTTCCCCGTGGCTGCAAATAATCAGGTCAAATCCGATATGGGTATATTCCGCCGGGTTGTTCGTGGCGGTGACTGTGTGACCCATCGCCCACAACGTATCAATGACCGTCTTGTAAAACCGGCTCGATCCGCCTTCATTAGCCGATCCGGAAACATATTTTGCAGTTACAAGAATATTCATGCTGCGCCTTCCCTTTCTTCTGCCGTCATGTCCCAGTCTTCTGCTGCCTGCGCCGCTTCGTCCGGCGTCCGCTTGCCGTCAGTGATGAAAATCCTGTCTTCATCTTCCATCGCTTGCGGGGCCTCAACCCATCGAAACGCTATCCACTCGGCACGGGTTATTTCACTAAGTCGCTTTTCCATTATGAGTCCTGTGTGACCACTTCGTAATCGGCCGCCCAATGCTTCACGCTCTGGACGCCCTCCGCCACCGTGATTTCATCAACCATCGTTGTTAGGTTGACTTCGTGCATCCACGCCAAAGTGTTGCCAGTGATGGTCAAAGAACAGTCATCAAACAGCGCCTTTAAGTATCCGTGCATGGTGCTGATTTCAACCGCCGACGGGTTCGCGCTGAATAAGGAAAACTGAATCAAGGTCTGCTGCCCCTTCTTTGCGAAAACATCATCCGGCGTTGACGACACGACGAAATAAACGACATAGGGGAACTCGCAGGACTCCGGGGCCTGATCCAAGTAGATGCGCCCGCCGACGTAGGAACTTAAATCAGAGTTTGCGAACTTTCCGAATATTGCTGTCAGGATGTTTTTCATGCCGCCTCTTTGCAATACAGATCAAGGTATTCGTTTTTCTCCCCCGGATTGACCACGCTCACAATGGTGAAATAACGGTTGTTGAATTTCAGCCGCCACGCGCTTTTAAAAACGTTCCGATACCGGATTCTGACCCGGTGACTTATAATCAGGGTTGTGGCGCTTGCCTGATTCCGCTCGTTGCTTGTCGCGTCCCATATCGCAGCCCAAACCGTGTCAAGCGTTGTCCACGTGGTTGTAAAACTTCCCATTCCGTCCGAGACTTTCGTTTGCGCCTGAATTTCCACGCGCCTGTTTAAGTCGCCTGATCTAATCATGCAAAACTCCACAACTTCTTTGAGTAAAGCAGGTTATAAGCGGCCTTCATGGTTCTTGTTTCCTGTGCCACCAGTGTGCCGATAATCGGCTCGCCACGGTCTGCATATCTGTCCGCCGCCATTAACAAGATTGCCTGTTTTATCTTGCTTGGGACATAAGCCGCCGCTTTCCAGCCGCAAACAAACTCAATCGTGATCGGATTTGACGGGTAAAGCTCGACAGACGGCCAGCTCACACCATAAGGCAGCACGATCCGCCCGACCTGATCCCCGCCCCGCGTCGCGTCAACATTCGTTTCGACAAGGTAGTCGGTGTTTTCAACCATCGTTTTTTCGGTGCCGTCGGAATCCTTGTATTTGATGGACGTTACCGATTGCAGATTGCCAAAGGGCAGCTCAATGTAATCCTTGTCAGGGAAACAGTCGGGATAAGCCTTGTAAGTGGCCGTCAATAACTGCCGTCCGGTGAAGTCCTCGGCGTCGTCAATGGCGCTTTGGAGTTTCTCTGTCAGAAGATCATCCTCTGCCGTGGTTGCCGCGTTCACAAGAATGGACGTTCCAAACTCACAGGCAGCCAGTAGAACTTTTGAAGCCGTGCGGATATACCGCTTCGTGCCGGTGTATTGCTTTTTATAGTCGGCGTTGTCGTTCGAGGTAGTGACTTGGGTGAACGCCCCGCCCGTGAAATCCGTCCAAGTTGTGTTGTCGTCGGATTCCTGTATCTTTGTATCCACGGTTCCGGTCGCGCCGTTGGTGCCGTGGTGAACCTCAACAATGGCCTCTTTCCCCAACACATCCACGCCTGAACCGACGTGGGTTGTGTAGTTGTTGGCAATGGCCTTTGACCCGAAAGCGAGGCTTTGCGTCAACGTCAGGTTGCCGTCAAAGGTGCCGGAATCAAGGCGTAAATGCGCTTTAAACTCGGCAAGCGAAACTGGCAATAATGTCGGCGCAACTGTTTGGACGGTTCTCATACTTCACACCTTATGCGTTGAGGTAATATCCACCAGCTACCAGCGGACGCCATAATACAGTTACATCCGCCACTTTCCCGGCCCCTGCCGATCCGCCGCCGATGGTCAACTGAATTTTCTTTGTTGCCGCCGTTACAACCGGCCCGCGATAGGTAGAATAGAAGTTGCCAGTCAGCTTGGCCTTTGCGCCATTGGTCGAGGAAAGCAGAACTATCGGAGTTCCATCATCGGTCTGGACTGAGATGCCCGTGAAGGTAGCCACCGCCGAAAGGTCATCTGGAACGTGGACTATAACCGCGTCAATGAACAAGTCCTGGGCCGTCGCGGTCATCACGTCATAGGTGTTGGCTGCTTGATTTAAACTGATCTGCTTGTAATTGACTGTCTGCCACGGGGAAGACTTGGGAACCCAAGCGTAGCCGTTGAAGATGAACATGAAGCCGGTGTTGCACTCAAAAAAAGTTGCGCCTGCCTTAACGTCTGTCGGCTTTGTGTCGGATGAAAGCCCGATGAAGCGGTTATTCGTTGCGCCTATTGGTTCTGATGACATTTGCATACCCTCCTTTTTTGGGTGCATCGTCCAGAGCGGAGGCCGAAGCCCCCGCCCGGTTAATGGTTAGCTTTCGGCGATCAGGGTAAAGGGAACGGTGTCGCAAGCACCACCCGCCTGGCTGCCGGTCTGCAAGTTGCCCGATGCCAACTTAATGTTGAAATCGTAGCCGGC